ACAGGCGAATGATGATATAGATCAGCCGAAAGATTATGAGGAGGAGAAGTAATGTGGAAAATCACATCAATAATACTGGGTGTCATCACAATACTATTACTTATATCAAACAGTATTAAGAATGACCAAATAGCAGCGTTGAAATACACAATCGTTTATATGGCCAGTGATGAAGATGTAGATACGGCTATGCAAGAGCGGAAGAGATTTAAGGATTAATACTAGGGCGATAATTCGCCCCTTTGGTTAATTAAAATTTTGGAAATGGTGGGTGTTGTGATTCTGAGTTGATATAAACTATACTTTCATAATTTATAACTTTACTTGAATAATCAACTAATACTAATTCTACATTTTGTTCGTCATGTTCTTTAAAATTAATTACACCATAAGTATGTTCATTTGTAGTTACTTCAAACGGTGTATTTATATTTTTGTTAGCAACTAATTCTCTTAACGCTTCATCTTTTTCCATATTCGTTTCTCACCACCATTCTAATAAAATTATATTAAGTATACAACAACCTATCATTAATAGATAGCACAATTATAAATAACCTGGAGGGATTACCATTTACACACCAACTGAAGTTAAACAATTAATAACGGATTACCATTGGATGCGTAGACTTATCGACCATCAAGTGTATGAGTATGATAGTACTTCCATAGGACAGTATGGTATAGAATCAGCCATGCCTAAAGCTCAAGGAGGTACTGGAGATAAGGTATTAGTTAGAGTAATCAAGAACGATAAGGATAGACGTAAGACACAAGAGCTTATTGAGAAGGTGGCATTCATTGATGACCATGAGCACCTTATAACTAATGATAAGAACTACCATATACTACAACTACTTAAACAGGGTGAGAAGATAAACACTATTGCTATGTTGATGAAGGTAGACCGTAAAGAGATATATAGAAAGCTAGATATCATTGTTAATATCTATATGAATGTACAGACATAGTAGGGACAAATGTCACATATGCCACACATGACACACTATTATATATATGCATACACTATGTTATATAATATCCATATGGGATAGGCACTATTGACCAGTGACTTATTATAAACAACAATACTATATTATGAGTAGGCACATCACTTAGTGGTGTGTCTTTCTTTGTATGCCAATTGATATGAGTATCATCACATGATTCATTATAACTATCTATTAAACTAACAGGCATGATGATGTACTCATATGAGTTAGAACATATAACTCATACGTCATAACCATTGGTGATCTATATGTATCTAGACTAATGAGCTTAACTCATAAGGAGAATAGCAGATGACACTATCGAAGGAGCAACGTCGTTCGTTCTACAACAGTCGAGACTGGAGAGACAAGCGCGAGCATATCAAGGAACGTGACCATTACGAATGCCAAGAGTGTAAGAGGCAAGGTAAAGTATCACTCGATATATACGAGCCTAATAAGAATGGTCGTAAGAAGATAAAACTTGTAGTACATCATATTAATGAGCTCGAATTCAATCCAGAACTTGCGCTTGTAGATGATAATCTAGAGACACTTTGTGTTGATTGTCACAATAAAATTCATGATAGGCACTACACAAATTGGAGAGAGCCAAAGAAAAATAAATGGGCTGATGATGAAATGTGGTAATAAAATATTTAATATTAAAATAACCCCCGGGTCAAAAAGTTTTGGAAATTATTTTGGTCGGGGAACCGGTGTAGGGGAGTCTATTCCGCAGATTTATTTAAAAACAAAATACGTTAGGGGGGGTACCTTATGAAAAACGAAAAGAAAATCAAGTCATATTTATTAAGTAAAATTGAACAAGACAATCCAGTACAAACTGAAAAAGTAGAAAGATATTTAAATTTATTAGATATATTCTACAGGTTAGACGATGACATTAAAGATAAAGGTTTAATGGTTGAAACTAAAAATGCATCACAGTCATTTATTAAACCAAATCCTTTAATAGCAGAGAAGAATAAAGTTAATACATCGCTTTTAGCTATAGAAAAATCATTTGGATTTAATAAAGAACATGATGAGGACATCGCCCCCCGTCGTGATTTATTATGATTAGTAATACACATGTAGATGAGTATATACGTTTATGGAAGTCAGGTAAGATCCTGTTAAATAAAGAACGTATACTTCTTATCGCTTATTTAGAAAAAGAAGTATTAACTCGTGATGACCTATACTTTGATGAAGAACAAATTGAAAAATTTATCAAGTTTACAGAACGTTGGTACTTTCCATTACAACCATTTCAAAAATTTATAGTCCCATTTGTGTTTCTGTTCGAGAATGAAGGTGATTTCCTTTATTACGAGCAGTTTTTTATTACCCTCGGACGTGGTGGTGGTAAGAATGGTCTTATAACAGCCTTATCAAATTACTTTATATCTTATTTACATGGAGTGCCCAATTACGATATTTCAGTAGTAGCCAATTCAGAGGACCAAGCAAAAACATCTTTTGAAGAAGCTTATAACATGATTGAACGTAATGATTTAGAAGATATGTTCTATCTTACAAAACTTGTAATTACTGACCAAGAAACCAAATCACGATTTAGATTTAGAACTTCTAACGCTGGTACTAAAGATGGTGGGCGTGAAGGGTGTGTAATTTATGATGAAGTACACAGATATGAAGACAGTGAAACAGTTGATGTATTCAGTTCAGGTTTAGGTAAAGTGAAATGGCCAAGAGAATTCTTTATAGGTACAGATGGCTATGTACGTGAGGGCTTCTTAGACAAAATGAAAGAACGTTCAATGTCATTACTAAATGGTGACACGCCTGATGATAGGATTTTCCCATTCATTTGTAAGCTTGATGATCCATTAGAAGTTGATGACTCAACAATGTGGGAGAAAGCCAATCCAATGTTTAGTGAACCAATGAGCGAATACGCTCGTGGGTTATTCAGAAAAGTGAAAAACCAATACAGAGAAATGAACTTCAGCCCAACTAAAAGAACTGAATTTATGACTAAACGTATGAATTTACCTGAGGTAGATTTAGAAAAAGTTGTTGCACCTTGGGAAGATATCCTTGCAACAAACAGACCTTTTCCAATTTTGGAAAATCGACAATGTTTAGGCGGTTTAGACTATGCAAGCATTAAAGATTTTGCAGCGGTAGGATTACTATTCAGAGACGGCGAAAATTATATATGGAAATCTCATTCATTTGTAAGAAAAGGTTTCATAGATACTGTTAAATTAAAAGCACCTATAAATGAATGGGAAAAACAAGGACTACTGACAATTGTTGATGAGCCTTCCATTAATCCACTTCATATCGTAATGTGGTTTGATCGTATGAGAGATGATTATGGGTTAGAGAAAGTTATTGCCGATAATTTCAGAATGGATTTATTAAGACCCTTATTTGAAGAATATGGAATTGAAATCGAAGTGATTAAAAACCCAAGAGCTATACAGGCATTATTGGCTCCTCGTATTGAAACAATGTTTGCTAATCATAATCTAATATTTGACGACAACCCTATGATGCGTTGGTACACAAATAATGTTGCTGTCAAAATCAAACCGGACGGTAATAAAGAATACATCAAGAAAGATGAAATACGTCGTAAAACAGATGGCTTCCAGGCTTTAGTCCACGCACTCTATCGCGCAGATGATTTGCTAGAAGCAGATATTAGTGGCAGTTTAGATTTCTTAAATGCAATTAATTTCTAGAAAGGAGGAAAGCAATGGTTAGTTTTTTTGACAGAATTTTTAATAGACATGAAGAGGCAAGTTGGATGTATGATTTGGAGTTATTCCAAGATACTTCCCAAAAAGCCTATTTAAAAAAAATGGCGTTGAGTACATGTATAGAATTTTTAGCACGAACAATATCACAATCTGAATTTCGTTTTACAGATGAAAATGACAAAGCTATAAAAGATAGTGTTTGGTATAAATTAAATACAAGGCCAAATACCGATTTATCTTCTACTGATTTTTGGCAATCAGTCATTTATAAGTTGATATATGATAACGAAGTTTTGATTATCGTTACTGATACTAAAGACTTAGTAATAGCAGATAATTTCACAAGGAAAAAATTTGCTTTATACCCTGACATATTTGAGGGTGTTACAGTCGGAGAATATGAATTTGAACGTTCATTCAAAATGGATGACGTAATTTATTTAACTTATAACAATGAAAAATTAAATAAATTCACTGAAGGGTTATTTAGTGATTATGGTGAAATCTTTGGCAGAATGATAAACGCACAAATGAGAAATTATCAAATACGTGGGATTATCAATGTAGATTCACAAAATGTAAACAGTGAAAAAGAAATAGAAAAAATGCAAAAATATGTAAATAAAGTGGTAGATTCATTTAGTAAGAATGGCGTTGCAATCACACCATTGACTAAAGGCTTTGATTTTCAGGATGTTTCAGCAAATACAAAAGGGAATAATGCTTCTTTCGATGAATTAAATAAGTTGCAAAAATCGATGATTGATTCAGTGGCTAAAGCTATTGGTATACCACCGTCCCTAATACATGGTGAATTAGCTGATTTAAAAAATGCATTAGAATCTTATAGCAAATTTTGTACAAAACCACTAAACAAAAAGATTGAAGACGAATTGAAAGCAAAGCTTTTAACTCAAAAAGAAGTAATTGCTGGCAAGAATCTTAAAGTTATTGGTATTGATAAAAAAGACCCATTAGAGATTGCAGATTCAATCGATAAACTAGTAGCGTCAAGTACCTTCACACCTAATCAAGTTCTTATTTTACTTGGTGAAGAACCTAGCGATGATCCTAAAATGGACGAGTATAAAATCACTAAAAACTATCAAGATGTTATGGATAATAAGGGTAATGACGAAAAGAGTAAAGGTAGCGAAGAACCACTAGAAGGGGGTGATAAATGATGAAAATAAACGTAAAAGGCGCAATCGTGCCCAACAATGACAAATGGATTTATGACATGTTAGAAATGGATGCTACATCTCCTAAAGATGTGTTTGATGTGCTATCTTCTACTGATGAAGATGTAGAAGTTATCATCAACTCAGGTGGTAGCGATGTATTTAGTGGTAGTGAGATTTATACTGCGTTAAAAGAGCATCCAAGTAATGTGAATGTAAAAGTTGTTGGTGTTGCTGCAAGTGCTGCCTCCGTTATTGCGATGGCAGGTTCAAAAATCGAGATGAGTCCAACAGCACAGATGATGATTCACAATGCTAGCACTTTGGTGGCTGGAGATAATCGAGCAATGGCATCTGCAAGTGATATGCTAAGTTCTGTTAATCGTGGTATTGCTAATGCTTATATCGAGAAAACAGGTAAAGCCGAACAAGAAATACTTGATTTAATGAATGAAGAAACTTGGTTGAACGCACAAGATGCAGTTGATTTAGGATTTGCAGATAGCAAGATGTTTGACGAAAGCGTACCGAAGTTGGTTGCTAATTCAGGACAAATGCTATCTAACGATGCAGTGAATCGTATTGCAACATTAATGAGTAAAACACCAGAAGTGAATATTGATGTTGAGCAAATTGCAAATAAAGTAATTGAAAAATTAGAAGATAAAAAAGAACCAATTATTGATAATTCTACTAAAAGTAAACCAGTAGAAAACAATAAGACTAGGTTCTTTTTTTAATACAAAAACAAGGAGGGTCATTTAAATGACTATACAATTATCAGATGATTTTAAAACAGCGCGTCAAGAATTCTTAAATGCAATTCAAAATGGCGAAGATGAAAAAGCACAAGCCGAATTATATGGCAAAATGATTAATGAATTATTCGAGGAATCAAAAGCACAAGCGCAAGCAGAAGCAGAAAGAGTTTCTAGCTTACCTACAGCAGAGAGTAAATTAACTGCTGAACAACGCAAATTCTTTAATGAAATTAACACAGAAGTTGGATATAAAGAAGAAAAGTTACTACCAGAAGAAACGATTGATCGTATCTTTGAAAACTTAACTACAGAACATCCATTATTAGCTGATTTAGGTATTAAGAATGCTGGATTACGTCTTAAATTCTTAAAATCTGAAACAAGTGGTGTAGCAGTATGGGGGAAAATCTTTGGAGAAATCAAAGGCCAATTAGATGCAGCATTCAGTGAAGAAACTGCAATCCAAAACAAATTGACAGCCTTTGTGGTATTACCAAAAGATTTAAAAGACTTTGGTCCAGCATGGGTAGAGCGTTTTGTTCGTCTACAAATTGAAGAGGCATTTGCTGTAGCACTTGAAGCGGCATTTTTGAATGGTACTGGTAAAGAACAACCAATCGGATTGAGTCGTCAAGCTCAAGAAGGTGTGTCGGTCACAGGCGGTGTGTATCCAGAAAAAGAATCATTAGGAACTTTAACATTTAAAGACCCACGAACTACTGTACTTGAGTTAACAAAAGTATTTAAAAACCACTCAACAGATGAAAAAGGTAAATCAGTTGCAGTTAAAGGTAATGTAACTATGGTAGTTAATCCTTCTGATGCTTTTGATATTCAAGCACAGTATACGCATTTAAATGCTAATGGCGTATATGTTACAGCATTACCATTCAACTTGAATGTAATAGAGTCTGTAGCACAAACTGCTGGAAAAGTTTTAACATACGTTAAAGGCCGTTACGATGGATATTTAGCTGGTGGTATTAATTTACAAAAATTCGACCAAACTTTAGCTATTGAAGATATGGATTTATACACTGCTAAGCAATTTGCTTATGGTAAAGCTAAAGACGATAAAGTAGCAGCTGTATATGATTTAAATATTAATTCAGAAGAAGATTCTCCCTAGTAAACCCCAAAACGTTGAAGTTATAGCTAATGCAAAATCAGCTTCGATTACAGCGGATTAGGGGTGTGAAAAATGGATGGATTATTAAAAGAGTTCAAGCAGCGTATGCACATATTTCACAGTTCTGAAGATGAATCGTTAAAACAGATTTTACAAAAATCTTATATAGCGATTCAAACTATCTGTGGGGACTTCGATTTAGAGCAAAATCCAATAGGCCAAGAGTTAGTGATGGAACGTTCCAGATACGTTTATAACTAACAACTGCAATTTTTTCATAAAAACTTTTCTACATTACTTCTTGATTTTGGACTTGCTAATAAAATATATGGTGGTGATGATTTTGGCGTCGATGAGATACAAAAGTAAGAAAGTCCAATCAGGAGACTTACGTACACCTGTTATATTTTATCAATATAAAAACGAAGGGCCCTATCCAGATGATGTAGAAGAAGTTGAAGTTCATCGATGTTATGCCGAAACTTATAACCCCTCAATGAAAGATAGAAAAATTATAGGTGTTAACGAATCTATGCAAGGTTTAAGTATGGTTATAAGAGATGCTTATCACTCTTTTACACCTAATAACAGACATATCGTTTTTGTAGAAGATTTTAGGCTAGAAACCCCTTTATTCAATGTACATGAAGTAAGACTTGATACACCAGAACGTGGATTCATCACATTAGTATTAGGTGAAAAATAATGGGTGTGGAAATTAAAGGGCTTAAAGAGTTAGAAAACCAATTAGAAAAAAGATTTGGTGTAAAGGCAATGAGAATAAAAAGCGATAAAGCTTTAACTGAAGCTTCTGATTATATGCTAAATGAAATGAAGTCACATTTTAAAGCATTTAAAGATACAGGTGCTTCAATTGATGAAATGACGCGAACAAAACCCTTCACAGATGCTAGAGATAGACAAAGAACTGTGGTTATTGAATGGGTAGGTCCTAAAGATAGATATAGGCTTATACATTTAAATGAACATGGCTATGATCGTAATGGTAAAAAAGTAATACCTAGAGGATTTGGTGTCATTGAGAAAACATTACAAGCAAGCCAAGCAAGATACAGGAAAATTGTAGTTGATGAATTGAGGAAAGGACTATGAATATACTCACCTACATTAGAGAAATAATTATAAAAGATGAAATGATTAATACTCATATTTCAAATAGGATATATTTTTATGAAGTAAGTGAAAATGCAGATACAACAAAACCTTTCATTATTCTTTCGCCAGTTGTAGATAGCCCTAGTTCATTTGCTTCAAACAAATATCTATCTGAAACTTTCACAGTACAAGTCGATGTAGAAACCTATAAAGATCAATTAACTATCGATATAACAAAGCGAATTCGTTTCTTGCTTAAAGATTATGGATTATACCAAGCTTCAAGCTTATTAGATGCATATTTTAAAGAAACAAAAAGATATGTCAAATCAAGAAGGTATGAAGGCATACCAAAAAATAAATATTACAAGGGTGAACGTGTCGAATAGATACGTTCTTTTTTATGCCCTAAAATAGGAGGAATTTAAATGGGTTCAGCAACAGTAGGATTTAAAAAATTACATGTAGGTATTTTTGATGACAAAGCAGAAAAAATTATCAAAAGAATGACTTGGGAAGACGACAAAGGTGGTACGGTCAACATGAATATCACTGGTTTAGCACCAGAAATGGTAGATATGTGGGCTTCTAATAAACGTGTTTGGATGAAAAAACAAGGTACTAATGAAGTTAAATCGGACACAGATTTATTTAATATCCCAACTGAAGATTTAGATGCAGTATTAGGCCGTGAAAAAGATGAAAATGGCACATCATGGGTTGGAGACGATACTCGTGCACCATATGTTGCAGCGGTTGGAGAATCAGAAGACGCTGATGGCAATCCAATCTATTGTGCATTAGTAAAAGGTACATTCAGTTTAGATCAAGTTGAATTTAAAACAGCTGCGGAGAAAGCTGAAGCGCCAGAGGCAACTAAACTTACTGGTGATTGGATGAACCGCACAATTGGTGGAAAATCAAGAGCAGTTGGTTACCACGAAGGAGAAGAAGGAGCAGAAGCTTTCCTTGCATTAGTTTTCCCTGAATCTACTGAAGGACAAGAAATACCCTAAGGTTCCCCAAAACGTTGAAGTAGCTGTAAACAGTAAATCTGCATCTATTTCAGCAGAATAGGGGCTTTTAAATTTTAAATAAGAAGGTGAAAATATGGCTGATACATTAAATGTATATAAAGGTGGTTCATTGGTCAGCAGTGAACCATATGAACAGGGGAAAGCTACTGTAACTATAGATAGTTTAGAAGCAAATACTGAATACCCATCGGGAACATATCAAGTTGCTCGACAAAATGAACATGGAGAGTCAGAAAAAATAGAAGTACCTGCTTTTAAAACAAAACCTATTTCTGTAACAGGTGTAACTATTACGCCTAAAACAGCAAATGTTGAAGTTGGAAGTACAACTAAACTTTCTAGCTCAATAGCACCATCAACAGCAACCAATAAAGCAGTGGACTATAGTTCTTCTGATGAAAATATAGCTACGGTAACAACTGATGGCACTGTAGAGGGAGTAACAGAAGGCGAGGCTACAATTACTGTTAGAACACAGGATGGAAATAAAACAGATAAGTCTGTTATTACGGTAAATGCCGTAGCAGAACCAGAAGTATAAGAAGTTATAGAGGGCTTTAATCCCTCTTTTTTATTTATGAAATTATCAAAGGAGATTACAAAAATGACGAAAAAAGTAGAAATTAGATTAATTAACCCAGAAACAAACAAGGTAGAAGTTCACACAAGAGAAAGTGAACTAACAGTTCAAGATAAATTAGATTTCGCACAAATGCAAGACGATTTCAAAAATGAAATTCAAGCAGAAACGATGACACAAGTAAAAGCTATAAGAATCAGAACTGAGTTTTTGGCATCATTATTTAATATTTCTGAGGAACAAATTCTAAAAGGTGTTAAAGCCGCTGAATTAGACGATGTTTGTAAGGACATCTTTTCTAAAATTTCACCAGAAGAGTTTCCAGATGACGATGACGAAGAATCGGGGAAGTAATCTCTTTTGATGAGTTTAGAAAAAATGTAGATTCTATGATGCAATTTTGTATGCGTGAATATGGTTGGACAATAGAAGAGGTTAAACGACAACCTTATGAAACTTTATGCCGAATGATAATTGAAAAAGGTGAAGAAAAAGAAAGCCAGAAACAGCAAGAAGTGATAACAGGTTCAGCACTTAAACAATTATTTGGAAGCTAGAAAGGAGGAAGAAAATGAGCGAAAATATTAAAGGTGTAACGATACGTAACACCATAGATAACTCACAGGTAGAAGAAGGCTTTAAAGGATTAAAAAGACAGTTAGGTCTAGCTAATAGTGAATTGAAGTCTAATTTATCTGCGTTTGAAAAGTCAGAGCAGTCTATGAAAAAGTATCAAACAAGAATAGATGGGCTTAATAATAAAATGAAAGTCCAAAAGCAAATGTTCAACCAAGCAGAACAAGAGCTTAAAGATTTAAACGCTAATTATACAAAGGCTAAACAAACTGTAAGTGGTGTAGAAAAAGCTTATAAGTCTTTAGCAGATGCTACTAAAAAAGAAAAAGCTGCACTTGATAAATCAAATGACGCGGTTAAATCCTCTAACGCTGAATTAAAAAAATCTCAATCTCAGTATAAACGAACGACAGAGCAAAAAGATAAAGCCTATCAAAAATTAAAACAATTAAGGCAAGCTGAAAAAGATTTAAAAAATTCAAATCAAGCTACTACTGCACAACTAAAAAGAGCTGCCGATGCTACACAGAAACAATCCCAAAAACATAAAGAATTAGTACAAAAGTATAAATATGAAGATGCTCAAGTTAAAAAGTTAAGAAAACAAAATGACTCGTTAGTTTCAACGAATAAAAAAGTAAAAGATACTTATGACAAAACTAACACAGAGCTTAAACAAACAGAAAAAGAATATAACAATCTTAATTCTACTATTAAGAATCATGGTCAAAATTTAACTAATGCGCAGAAAAAAGTAAACGATGAACGAACTTCGATGAATAACCTTCAAAAGTCTATCGATAGAACTTCAAAAGAAATGAAGTCGTTTAATAAGGAGCAATTAATTGCGAATAGTCAGTTTACTAAAACTGCAAATCATTTAGACACTATGTCTGAGAAGTTTGGCAAAATCGGACATGGCATGACTTCAGTCGGGCGTTCAATGTCAATTGGTGTTACGACACCTATTGTTGCTGGTTTTGGGGCATCTGTTAAAGCAGCAGTTGATTACGAACAAGGCTTAGCAGGAGTAGCAAAAACCACCAACTTATCGGGCGCAGAATTAAACAAAATGAGCGATGAAATTACTGGAATGTCTAAACAAATGCCTTTTGCTGCAACTGAAATTGCTGGAGTAGCTGAAGCGGCGGGACAATTAGGTGTTAAAAAATCTGAGATTACAGACTTTACTAAAACAATGCTTGATATGTCTGTTGCGACTAATCTGACTTCAGAGGAAGCAGCTACAGAATTTGCAAGATTTGCCAATGCTGCAGGAATGCCAATAGATAAAGTTGATAGATTAGGTGCAAGCGTTGTAGCTTTAGGTAATACAACTGCAACTACCGAAAAAGAAATTGTAGAAATGGGGCAAAGATTAGCTGGTGCTGGTTCACAAGCTGGCTTTAGTGCAGATCAAATTATGAGTATAAGTGCTGCAATGAGTTCTGTTGGTATTGAAGCAGAAGCTGGTGGTACTGCTATGACCCAAATTTTCAATAAAATGACTAAAGCAACTGCTGAAGGTGGAGAAACTTTAGACAATTTTGGTAAAACGGCCGGGATGACAGGTAAAGAATTTGCAGAGACGTGGGAAGCAAATCCTACTAAAGCATTATCTGCATTTGTAAAAGGTTTAAGTAATACTGAAGGCGGAGCTAAAGGTGTATTGAAAGCTTTAGATAGTGTTGGCATTAAAGGAATTCGTGAAGCTGATACAATTCGTAGACTGTCTAATAACCACACTGTACTAGATAAAGCCTTAAGAACTGGTGCAAAAGGTTGGAAAGAAAATAATGCACTAACTAACGAAGCGAAAACTCGTTATAAAACGATGGGCTCACAATTACAAATATTTAATAATCAATTATTCGCGTTAGGTAAATATATTGGTAATGTTATTGCACCAGTTGTTGTTGGTATTACTAAAAAATTCGGACAGTGGGCAGAAACATTCACTAAAATGCCAAAACCTATTAAAGGGGTATCTATTGCTTTAGGTTTAGTCGCAGCTGCAACAGGTCCTGTTGTACTTGGAGTAGGCTTGTTATTAAGAGCCGTTGGCAGCGCAGCAAAAGGCTATGCTAGTTTAAATAGACAAATGGCGATTAATACAGCAGAAGCGACTGTAAATGCTGGAGCTAATAAGGCTGCAGCTGGTTCTTTAGTTACTACAGGAAAAGCCTCTAAAGGTCAACAAGGTATGTTCGGTAAGTTAGGAAATGTTTTATCTACGACTACTGGGCGTTACGGTAAACTAGGGAAAGCTGTTAAGTTAACCGGTGGTATATTAGGTAAATTAACCATTCCGCTAACAATAATAACTACCATCTTCGGAGTAGCGTATCAAAAGATTGATTGGTTTAAGCAAGGCTTTTCTGATATGGGTAAAATTGTAAATCAAGTAGGTAAAAGTATTGATTTTTCTTGGGTAGGTAAAATGACTAAAGAAATATCGGGACAATGGGAATGGCTAAAAAATGATATGGCTAAAGGTTTGCAAGACGGCGCACTTTTCAAAGGAATTAAAGTAGGGTTTGATGGCTTGCATAAAGCTGTTTCTAAAGCATCAGATACGACAGATGTTTTTGCTGGAAAAGTATCTAAGGGTACTAAAAAGGCTTTAGGTTCTTATAATAATTTATCTGAAAAAGCAAAAACAAAACTTGAAGAAATTCGTATTAGTCATTCAAAAATTGGAGATAAACAGTTACATCAAATTACTTCACTTTATGGAAATATCAATGAAGAAGTAACTAAACAGCTTGATAAACGTCATGATAGTGAAGTTAAAGGCTTACAAAAGATTTTCAATAGAACAAATGGTTTAACTAAATCAGAAGAAGCTAAAATACTTGAAACCACTAAAAGTAGTAACAAAAAAGAATCAAAAGAAGCTCAAAGAATTAATAATCAAATTTTAGGTATTTACAGAGTAGCTCATAAAGAAAAACGTTCTTTAACTAAAAAAGAAAATGCTAAAGTAGCCGAGTTACAAAGAAACTTAGATAAGACAGTGGTTAAGTCTTTATCTAAAGGAGAAGTTGAACAAAAAGCTATCCTTGAAAGAATGAAACAGAACAAAGGTAAGCTATCAATGCAAGCTGCTTCTAATGTCATTAAAGAAAGTGCTAAAGAACGGGATACTACAATTAAAGATGCTAAAAAGAAATATAAGGATACAGTAGCAGAAGCAGTTAAACAACGTGATGAAACAGGTACTTTATCTAAATCACAAGCTGATAAGGTTATCAAAGATGCTAAAAAGCAATATGATGAATCAAAAGGCAAAGCTAAGAAACAACATAAAGCTGTTGTAGATCAAGCGCAGAAACAAAATAAAGGTGTTAAGAAAAACATTGATTCTCAGACAGGACATGTGAAATCTCAATGGGAAATTATGAAAGATTCTTCTATTGGCGGAGCTAAAAAAATCGCTAAGAACGTTGGAAAATGGTTTAAAGAAACACATAAAAGTGCTAATAAATTTTGGAACAAAATTGGTAAAAAGATTGGTGATAAATCAAAAGATAGCTACAATGGGGCTAAAAAATGGCTCGGGAAAACAAAAGATAAATCTATAGCTTATTTTAAAGATACCAAAAACGGTGCCGACAAATGGTGGAATAAACTAGGTAAAAAAATAGGAGATAAGTCCAAAGACAGTTATAACGGGGCTAAGAAATGGCTTGGAAAAACTAAGGATAAATCAATTTCTTACTTTAAAGATACCAAAAATGGTGCCGATAAATGGTGGAATAAAATTGGTAGTAAGATATCTGGAAAATCAAAAGATAGCTACAATGGGGCTAAAAAATGGTTTGGCAAAATGAAGGATTCAACTGGTGATAGACTATCTGACATGTGGGGTAAAGCTAAAGATATTTTTGGTAAAATCGCCGGCGAAGGCGAAGACAAATCTAAGAAAACACATGGAAGTTGGAAAGGTTGGTTAGGTAAAACACTAGATTGGATTAAGAATATCAAGAAAGATTTTGGAAAAGCTGCATCAGATTTAGGTAAATCAGTTGCGAACAAAGCGATTGATGGACTAAATGGAATGATTGGCGGTATTAACAAAATTTCCAAAGCAATAACTGATAAGACTTTAATCAAACCTATCACACCTCTATCAACTGGTACTTATAATGGTGCATCTGTTGCTACTGACAGTGAAGGCGGTTTAAAACAATCAACACTTGCAGTAGTTAATGATAAAGGCTCAGGTAACGCGCCAGGTGGTGGAGTACAAGAAGTTATTGAAAAAGCTGATGGCTCTTTACATGCTCCACAAGGCAGAAATGTAGTAGTTTCATTAGATCCTGGCGATAAAGTTCATAATGCTACAGATACTGAACGTTATCAAGACATGGGTGTGCTTCCAAAGTTCAGCACTGGAACTAAGAAAAAGAAAAAAGACGACCCTCTAGAATATCTTAAAGAAGAAGCTGGTGGAGTAATTAAAGGGACAGGAAAGAAAATATCTGACGGTTACCATAGTACCAAAGAAGCATCAAAAGATGCCTTTGACACTATAAAAAAAGGCGGAAGCAAAGTCTTAGAAAAAGGTAAGGATGCTGCTAGTTGGCTAGGAGATAAGATTGGTGATGCTTGGGACTACGTTAAGAATCCTGGAAAATTAGTAGAAAAGATGATTGGACATATTAGTTTTGGTAAAGAAAACAAAACTATGGAGATGGCAGGATTAGCGTTTAAACATCTTAAAAAATCATTAGTAGAAAAAGTGAAGTCATGGTTTGAAGAGGCAGAAGGTGGCGATGGAGATGCTGCTTGGTTACCTTGGAATAATATACTACAAACATTCGGTCATTATACAGGTGGACTTATGTTCAATGGTGGACGACACTACGGTATTGACTTTGGTATGCCAACAGGTACAAAAATAAGAGCATTAACAGCAGGTAAGATATCACAAGCGGGACCAGTTGCAGGCGGCGGTGGTAATCAAATTACACTAGATGAGCCTGGCGGTAAGTGGTTCCAATGGTATATGCATATGAATAAAATCATTGCTAAAAAAGGTCAAAGAGTAAGTGCTGGTGATGTAATAGGTCTATCTGGTAGCACTGGTAATTCAACAACACCTCACTTACACATACAGCGTATGAAAGGCTACCCTTCTAATGATACAGCAGTCAATCCGTATAAATGGTTGAAGTCTCTTAAAGGCTCAAGCCAAAACAAAAAAGCATCAGCTTGGTCGGACGATATTAAAAGAGCTGCTAAGCTAATGAATGTCACATTACAAGGTAACGACTTAAAAAATATTATCTCTCTTATTCAGCATGAATCAGGAGGTAATGCAGGAGTCACACAAGGTAATATTGGAGATATTAATAACCTTCGTGGTACTCCAGCACAAGGTTTACTACAGTATGTACCAAGTACTTTCAAGTCATACGCTATGAAAGGTCATACTAATATTAAATCTGGTTATGATCAATTGCTTGCTTTCTTTAACAATAAATATTGGCGTTCTCAATTTAATCCATTGGGTGGCTGGTCTCCATCGGGACCAAGAAAATATGAAAATGGTGGTATGATTACTAAACATCAATTAGCTGAAATTGGAGAAGGTAATAAAGCAGAAATGGTCATACCTTTAACAAAACGTAACAGAGCAGTTCAACTTATTGAACAAGCAATGAAATATGTTGGCATAGATACTAGCAACACTAATGTTACAGTTAATAATGATAATTCAACTGTTGAGAAATTATTAAAACAACTTGTTAGAGTGAATGACCAAAATAATAAACTTACACAAACAATTATTAGTTTATTAAGTAACCAAAAGCAAGGGTCTCCTAAAGACGCAGCAAACATTATTTCACAAATATTAGGAGAGAATATGCGCATGGCTAGTTATAGTCAAGGAGGTTAAGAATTGTGGAAGATAGATGGTTAAAAATCATAGATAATAATGGAATGACAAATGTGAATGACTACATTAGTAACTTTATATTTTTAGAAGCAAAGTCGTCATACCCAACATCAGTAGAAGACGGTATAACGATTAAGGGTGTAGATGGTGAGCTACCTAGTGTAGCTTCATTCTCGCCTTTTTCTTTGGTTGTTAAATTTGGTCTTGATGGTATGGATGAAAAAGATATTAACCTAATGGAACAGATGCTTAGAAATCTGTTTTATCGAAGAAAACCTTACTATGTAGTAACTTCAGATAATCCAGGTAAAAAGTTTTTAGTTAACAATCCTGATATGAATCCAGATTATGCGGATTTTTCAGCAACACGATTTGATATGACGTTTACTGTTAAAAAAGGTTATTCAGAATCACTTAAAGAAACTGATCAATTTAGTTTATTTAGTGGAGATTGGCAATTTGAAGGTGGCGTGTTAGCTTATGAAGATATTAAGTACAAGCATGATACAACAAGTTTCAATATTTACAATGGTTCCTCTGATGTAATCAATCCATTGCTAAGACATAAGTTCAAATTATTAATTAATATAGATGCGCCAAAAGGTTTCAAGATAATAAATAAAACAACGGGTGACGTATTCGAGTATAAGAAAGCTATTAAAAACAATCAAAGGCTAACTATAAATGGTGTACATCCTTTTATAAATAACAAACGTGTGGGGATTGATACTAATTGGCAGTGGCTCACATTGAATAAAGGTTTTAACGAAATTGAAATTACAGGCGAGAATATTAGTAATGTATCGACCCAATGGATATTCCCGTTCATATATAGGTAGGTGAATAAATTGAGAGATATGGTTTTAAAGAATAGAAAGGGTACATTTGGAGAAATACTTGTAGATTATGACTTCGGTTCTTGGAAACTTAATTATGAAAAGAATAATGAACGCTCAATTGACTTCACTATTTATAAAACCTATTCAAATTCTGATTTGTTCGATGCTTTGCTTAATGAAATGTTGTTACTTTGGGAAGGTCAAGAATATGTTATCAAATCGACTTCTATTAAATATGATGGTGCAGTTGTATCTAACGATGTGACTGCTAAACATATTTTTATGGAGTTTCAAAATCATTATATTCAAAAAGATTTAGAAAATGAAGAAATGAACAATGAAGAAACTACAGATGAAGATAATAAACCCACAATGACAATAGAACAATACCTTGAATTTGGTTTTAAAGGTAACAAACTTGGATTCACTTATGAAATAAGAGGTAAATTCACTAATCGTGTTGCGATTGATGAATTAGGTAATAAAAATGGTATGGAATTTCTAACGGAAGGCGTAGAATTATTTAATTATATTTACTTTGCCGACAATAAGAAAATTTACATCTATGATGAAGAAACATTTTATCAAATGGCAGATATACCATTGATCTACAAATATAATTCAAGTGAAGTACAAGCTACAACGACTACAACGGATTTAAAAACGATTGGTAAAGGTTATGGTAAAAAGAAAACAAAAGCAGAAACTAAAAATTATAATCCTATAAAACCGAAGGATTTAAATTACTCTGGTTCGTTTATCAAGGACGGTACTTGGCGTACAGAAAAAGTAGGGGCAAGTTATAGCAAGACATTTGAGTGTAAACATGGTAATGAAACGCTTGAATGGACATTAAAGAAAATGTCTAAAGGTGGCGTGCTTGATGTTTATTTAGATGATGAAAAAGTAGATACCTACGAATGCTATAACAAAAATTCAACGACTGAAAAAATTGTTATAAAAAAAGGTTTGTCTAGAGGTGAACACACTTTCAAAGCAGTGTTTAAAGGTGCTAAAAAAGGTGTTGATTATAAAAAGTCAGAACCTTGCATGTATGTTGCTACAGAGAAATCGACAGTACTTAATCTTACTGCAGTTCTTAAGGGTTCAGATATGTATAGCGCATATGTTGAATATAAATCACCTAATTATGATGTGTTTGGTCATGCTGAAGCGCCTACAGTTTTTGACGATAAGGCGTTAAACAAAGATGAAGTGTTAGAGAGCGTAAAAAGTCAATTACAAGATGAACCGACAGTTGAAGTTTCTACAAATTATTTAGGTTCTGTGGAAGATAAACATTATATAGGTGAGAATGATATTAAAGAGAATTACATGATTCATTTTATTCATCAACCTTTAGGTTATGATATCGATTTGAAAGTAGTGAAGTTAACAATGTCTCATCCTATAGTTAACGAACCAGTAGAAGTAGATTTCAGCAACTCACCAACAGATATAATTAAAATACAACAAGGTATCAGTAGGAATATTAAAAAAATGAATAATTTAGTTAAAGGCGGGTCACTTGGTGGTTCGTCTTTTTCTATGCCTCGATTAGCGTCAGATTCAATAGGGAGTGTGTTAGTGGATGAATGAACCAACTGAAATTAAATATCCATTAGATGAAAACGGCGAAACTTATTTTGCAGGTACCCATGCTGATGCTATTAGTAATCCAGGCAAAATTTTAAAGAATTTAGTTGATTATGGTGGATGGACTAAATTCGCACCCGTCAATGGTAAAGCTAATACAGAATTTAAAGCAACTGGAGAAAATGGCTTTGATTGTTCCTATAGGGTTATAGAAGTTTTAGACATCAAAATTAAAACAGTTCAACTTAATCTATCTAAAATTACTAATAACATGCTTATTCATAATTTACCAGAAGGATTAGCGAAACAATCACAATCGTGGTTAATCAGAACAGCGGGAACGAGACACCCTGCAACAGTATCTTTAAGACCAAACGGTAGGTTAACAGTAGTTATAAATCCCGATGATCGTAGCGATTGGAAAGATACAGATTATATTTATGGTTCTTATACATGGATAGAGAAGGAGAATGAATAAATGAATATTAATTTAATAAAAGATTTAAATATTGCAATCGGACAAGATTTAAGAGGGCAATTAATTAGTAATTTTTATGCAATACAAAAATACTATAATCATTATCAAGATGAGTTTAAACAACACCAAACAACACAAAAGAACGCTCATAAAGCAAATCAAATAACTTTTGGTAAATGGAATTTAGATGATGAAGTGACGTATAGAGGAGCGCAAACATCAAATTTAGTATTGGGTGCTATCGGTGATGAAACACAAGAGTTAAGGGATAGTAGGATATCAGTGATTGGAGATAAAAAAGCTTTCCCTACTTTATCAGAGAGACTGAAAAATGATTTATTAAATATTAATGAAATCGCTGAAGATGCCCGAGATAAAGTAGAAACACTACAATCTGATAAAGCGCCAAACAAAGCAACATATAAAAAAGAAATATGGAGACAGTTACCTCTTAAATTTCCAGACTATGAGGATATCGTAGTGTTAACGGGTAACACATATATTTTCCCACAATCCTTTGCAATAGATGAGCAACGTCGAGAAATATTCGTGAACTATTCGGGCGGTCCAGTCATTGAAGATAACAGACGTTGGATAGCTGCATGGGATATGGACACGTTGGAATATAAAAGTGTCTTTTCTGCAGGTAATGCAGGTGGTGAGGGCACAGTTATTAAATATGAAAATGGGAAACGTTACATGTATGTTAAAACGCGAAATCATGTGCTAGGTCGTTTTGATTTAGATAAAACACCCGAAAGAATGGCGCAATTAAAACCTTTAACTGAACATGACGTTAATGTTGAGTGGCAGTTTAACTATAATAGTGGTATTTGGTATGTAACGACGCCTACAGCATCTACTGGTGCTAAAGTTACTAAGACTGTATTCGAAATGTATAATGATGATTTTGAACGTGTAGGCACGGTTGCTTTTGATATTACTGATGGTGGTTTCTTTAACACAGACTATGCAAAAAAATTACCAAAACGCCAAGGTTTTGCAGTTGGCAACGGAAAAGTTTATTTCAATATGGGCGGCAATGTTAAAAAAGGAGACCCAAATTATTTAGGTTATCAAGGTAATAAAAAATTCAGTAACAACGGAACATTACTTGATGAATCATTGATATCAGGACAAGGTTTTATTGATGTGTTAGAAGATAATGGCATTGGTTGCGATATTATCGAATCTGAAGGTATTCAAATAGGGCAAGATGGTTCTATTTACACACTAACGGTACATCAAAGTAGACATATGGCATCATCAGACAAGGAAGGGATTATTATTTTTAAAGATGAATCAACAAGTCCAGATGCAATTGATTTCAGTCGTGCATCAGCAACAACACCATCAATGAACACAGCAAACTATGCAAATAGAAGTTTCCCCCGTTCTACAGATGGAGACATGTTCGACCCATTAAGTGGTACAAAGTTAGACACAATGCAAAAAATACTTGATTTCATGAGTAATACAGACTTTCCTAGATTTGAATTTTATACCTCAGCAGTTGAAGTTAAAGATCTTGATGGTAAATCATTTGAACCTACAAGAAAGATTGTTATTGAAAATGCTAATAACAAAACATTTGTTATGACTCTACAGGGCAATACAACAGCTTATACACATCAAAAATTCTACTATTGGCATTCAAATGATAAAGTTTGGAAAAACTATGATATGAAATATGGTTATCCTAGAGAAGATTTACCACTTGCAAGTGGGGTTGAATCATTCTATACAATGGCGCCATATATGAAAATTCTACCAGATGGTACAAAAATCATAGATGGTCAAGTTGACGGTGTGAGTAAATCTTTACCAGCTCGTATTGCAACATTACCACCAGAATACAGACCGAGAGTTAATAAACAATTTATTTGTGCATTATCTTCATCAAGTTATGGTGGATACGGCATCATAAAAATAAATGCTTCAACAGGTCATATAGAAGTGACATATACAACACAATCCGTAAGCTATATCAGCTTAAGTGGTATTTCGTACGATATATAGGAGGAATCAAACAATATGACGATGGATAAAGTAGCAAAAACAAATTTAGATGTCACAGCTTATTATCGCGACTTGAAAAAGCTAAATGTTGAATTCTACAACCAAGATATAAATACATCTAAATTGAAGTTTCAAATAACAAGAAATAAGCAACCAATGTTGTTAAGTGATATTAACGTTAATTCTCAAATCATTCTAGTTACATCTGATGGTAGTAAGAAAGTGGATAATCTGACATTTGAAGATGAAATGAACGGCGTTTTATCTTATACATTACCTAACGATGTTTTAGCACATGTGGGAGATGTGACAGGGGAGATATTTATTAATAGAAAAGGTTCTGATGACACCATTGTTGTTAGGACCTTTAAATTTTCTATTAAAGATGCCTTAGTTAATACCATATCAGCTGATACAAAATTAAGTTACATTAGAAAATTTGATGATTTAGAAGTTTTGATTAAAGAGCGTGTTTCAGAGATTCAAGAGTCAATTAAAAATCTTGATGATTATGTTACAAAAGTTAATAACGCTAAAGAAGACGCGTTACAAGCTATTGGTCTATCTAAAGATGAAGTGGAACTGATTATTGAAAATGGTAAAAGTGAAATTGAAGGCTTATTAACTAACGATACTTTTTTAAAAGTCGAAGATTTCGACCAGTACAAAACCAATATTGATAATCAAATGAAAGATTTTAAAGATAATTTAGAAGAAAAAATCGAAGCTAAAGTCACTAAAGAAGATTATGAAAAAGAAGTAAATGATTTAACAAACCAAATCAAAACTTATAAAGAAACTCACCATGATACAGGTTGGGTACCGTTTAACATTATTAATGGTGGGAGAACAAATCCGGCATACGGATATGATGGAGAGCGTAACGGCTTTGGGTGTTCTTATAGAGTTGTTACTCAAGGCGATGTTACAACTAAGTATTTAAGAGTGAATGCGGATAGTGTATCTCACAATCAAATTATAGCGCAACTCCCTGAAGGTTTCGCTAAATACGTTGAAGTCGGATATATAAGAGCGCCATTAAAACACAATGGTACGAGTATTATTATCGAAACTAATGGCGAAGTAAAATTATATGTGGCTAATGAAGACGAGTGGGAAAATAGTGATAGTAAATATATATATGGCGAAATTAGTTGGATAGACTAGGAGTGAAACAATGTTTAAACAAGTATTTTTATATGATGGTACACCTTATTTAGCTTATGAAAACGAGAACGGTAAATATCAATACCCTAACGAAGATTTCACAGAAACAGCACCACCTGAGGGTATTTATAGTCCATTTGAATTTGATGGGAACGAATGGATTGGTGCTACAAAAGAAGAATGGGAAGCAAATAATCCAAATAATGCTTATGAGCCAACAAATAATGAGTTACAAATTGCTAATACCCAAATGCAAGTAACTAAGATAGCCTCACAGCTTATTAAATCTCAAAAAGAGCAAGCAGGCGCAACACAAGAATTAACTAAAAAAGAACAACGATTACAAGAAGCAGAGTTAGAACAAGCTAACGCAATGCTTGAAATTGCAAAATTGAAAGGGAGTAATTAATATGTATCCAGGATTCGAATCTATCAAATATTTTTATGACATTAATTGTTACACAAATGAGGATATTCAAACTTATGTAACATTAGATGCCATAGATGAAAAGCAATATGAAGAAATTACAGGTGAGGAATATCCAGAGTCACAGGCTGAATAGCTTGTGACTTTTATTATATAGAAAGTAGGTGGAACATTGGGGGAAATTAAGTTGAAAATTACTGAAACAGACGCTTTCCACACATTTATATATGCAGGTGATATGTACTTACTATATTTTTTGATAGTACTCATGGTTATAGATATTTGTACAGGTATAGGCAAAGCATTTAAGAACAAAAATTTGTGGAGTAGAAAATCGTTATTTGGTTTTTCTAGAAAAATCTATATCTTCTTTATTGTTATTTTAGCTAATATTATAGACCAAGTTTTAGGGTTGAATGGCGGTTTACTTGTGTTAACGCTTTTCTTTTATATCGCAAATGAAGGTCTAAGCATCGTAGAGAACTGTGCAGAGTTAGGCGTACCGATACCAAAAGAAATTGCTGAAAAATTGAACGTTATTAAATCAACTAAAGAAGACGTTAAAAATAACATTAAAGAAGATTTTAAAAATGAATCAAAAGATAAAGACAAAGACGAGTCATCACATAAGTGATGGCTTTTTATATTAATTAGGAGGAATTAGAAATGGAACAAATTATCGCATTTGCTGGGATTATCTCAGTTATCACAATCGCATTAACGGAAGTTGTTAAAAGAACGAAGACAATACCTAAGAACTTTATACCAATTGTTTCAATGGTAATCGGAATAGTTATAGGTGGCATCACTATATTCATACCAGAAATTGTAAGTGAATTGTCTGTCGCAGGTCGACTACTCGCAGGATTAATAAGTGGCCTTATGGCAACAGGTATTTGGGAAACGTTCAAGAATAAGAATGGTAAAAATCCGAATAAACTCGGTGGAGGAGCCGAAGCAAAACAACCTAAAAAATAAAACTAATTAAGTCGACTTAACGGTCGGCTTTTTATTATGGAGGTATTTTTAAATGAAAAAACAAGAAGCCGTTAAC